AAGCCGATGGAAGAGGAAAACCCAAGAATAAAGGAGTAACATGGGAAAACAAGCAATAAGTCAGAGATTAAAAGAAGCATTCGTTCAGTATTGGCGAGGCGATGCGAAGTCAACATGGGAGTCCATGATTAAAGATGGCTTCAAGGTTACACTGCATACGTGCGAAAAGTATGCGTGTGATAAGGAGATCAAACAGCGAATAGCTCAACAGCTACCAGCTAAAGCAGGGATTCTTGAAAAAGAACAGTTGCAAAAGATATGGTCAGCGTGGGTGATTGATCCAGAGATCGATATGCCATCACGGTTGAGCGCATCCGATAAGCTAGCAAAGAGCAAGGGGATGTATATCGATAAGATCGAGCATCAACTCACCTTCTCAATTAAAGATTTGTTATCGTGACAGAAGCAGAACTCCTGAGACTTGAAATCGAAAAGTGGAAAACGAATCTTCCGCTTTTTGTTCGCAAGGCATTAAGGAAAGAACCTACTCCGCAGCAAGAGAAGATATTGCTGGCGTTTCAGGAACCTAATGCGAAGGTAGCGGTTAAGGCAGGTCATGGCGTTGGTAAGACAGCAACCATGGCATGGTGTGCAATATGGGCAACTTTGTTGTTTAAGGACTCAAAGAGCGCAGCAACTGCCCCATCCGCTACCCAGCTCAAAGACGTTCTCATGGCAGAAATAGGCAAGACACTACAAGAAGGGCATCCATGGGTTAAAGACCAGTTTGAATACAGCTCCATGCGATTGGCGGTCAAAGGATTAGAATCAACTCAATTTTTAACTGCACGAACCGCAAGACCAGAATCTCCGGATGCGTTGCAAGGGCTTCACGCTACGAATATGAGCTTCTTTATCGATGAAGCTTTTGGTGTTGCAGATTCGATATTCGAGGTTGCTAGAGGCGCATTATCAACGGAAGGGTCCAGAGTTTTAATGTGTGGAAACCCTACTGCAACCACAGGCTATGCGTTTGAGGCGTTCCACAAGAATGAATATCTTTGGCAAACATTCACACTATCATGCGCTGAATCTCCTCTCGTTTCCAAGACATACCTTCAAGAGATGGCTTCTGAGTATGGAGGCACTGACAATGATGTGTATCGGGTCCGTGTCCTTGGCGAGTTTCCGAAGCAGTCCATCGCTCAATTAATTTCAAGAGAGACCGCAGAAAAGGCAACCAAGGCTTTAGTGTTACCGCATCAAGTGGCTCATGCTCCTACGATTATCGGTGTCGATGTTGCATGGGAGGGTGATGACAGATCATGTGTGTATCTCAGGCGTGGGCTTTACTCCAAGATGCTTGGATGCTACAGGCAGATTGATAACATGAAGCTAGGTGGGCTAATCAATCAATGGTGGGATGAGCATCAAGCCGATGGCGTGTTCATCGATGTGGGATGGGGAACCGGTGTGATAGATTACCTGAGATCATTAGGTCGCAATCCTACGCCTGTAAATTTCGGTGGCTCGGCATTGAACGATATTGAATATGCTAACAAGCGAACAGAGATGTGGTGTGAACTTCGCAACTGGCTAGAATCGGGTGGCATGATCGAAAAGAATGAAGAGTTGATCAGAGACTTAATCGCTCCTGAGTATAGTTTTCAACCCAGCGGAAGAAAGATGCTGGAGCAAAAGAAGATGATGAAAAAGCGTGGTTTGTCATCTCCCGACATCGGTGATGCTCTAGCATTAACCTTCGCTTTTCCAGTTCGGAAAGTTGCACAAGGCAGAGCAAGCGCAAGGTTTGCTATCAAAGATTATTCTGTAATTTAACCGCAGTCTATTGAGGTGACATTGCTTCCAAGGATACTTAATCCAAGGAAAAAGATATGTCAGAAAATAACTCTCAAAATAACACTGGTGAGTCAACGCAAGACAACTCTCTTTCTGGTGGACTTCTGAAAGAGGCACTTAATGCAAGTGAACCGAAAGAAGCAACACCTGAATCGATGTTCGATAAAGGTGGTCAACAAGAAACTCAACCCAAGCAAGAGGAGCAAAACAAGCCCCAAGAAAAGGTTGAAGATAAAGTTGAAGCTCCAACGGATTACAAGTTTGAAATGCCAGAGGGGTTTGTTCCAGACGAAGAGGCGGTGACGCAATTTACTTCATTCGCTAAGGAACTCAAACTTCCGCAGGAAAAAGCCAATGGATTAGCTGGAATCGCAACTAAGCTCGTGCAGAAGAATATGGCTCGCATAAACGAGGCATGGCAGAAGCAAGGAAAGGCTTGGGAGCAAGAGATTAAATCAGATCCTGATTTCGCAGGAGAAAATTTAGTTTCAGCTCAACGAACAATCAGCAAGGTGATCAAGCACGTTCCTAATGGCAAGGAATTTGTTGATGAGATTGATAGGCTTGGACTAGGTAACAACCCAAGAGTGTTCAAGTTCCTCAACGAAATCGGCAAGCGATACCGTGAAGATCAATCCATAGGTGGGCAACCTGTTCAATCAGAAAAATCTGCCGCTCAGATACTTTATAACAACACACAAACAAGGAGATAAAAAATGGCTACTATTGGCACTACAGCGTTGACTCTCGCAGACTACGCTAAAAGACGGGATGAGAACGGAAAGATTCCTCTCATCGCAGAATTATTGAATCAAACTAACGAAGTGATTGACGATATGCTTTGGGTCGAAGGCAACTTGCCTACCGGACACAAAACAACCATCCGCTCAGGACTTCCCACTGTAACGTGGCGCAAACTTAACTATGGTGTGCAACCCAGCAAATCACGCACTGTGCAAGTCACGGATGCTTGTGGAATGCTTGAAGCATACAGCGAAATTGATAAAGCTCTTGCAGATTTGAATGGCAATTCGGCTGAGTTCCGTTTGTCAGAAGATCGTGCATTCTTGGAAGCAATGAACCAACAGTTTGTTTCTACGCTATTCTATGGTGATACAGACGTTGATCCTGAAAAATTCATGGGGCTTGCATCACGATTTGACTCAACATCGGCTGAAAATGGTGGCAACATCATCAAAGCTGACAGCGGTGCATCTGGCAACGATCAGACTTCGATCTGGTTGGTATGTTGGGGCGATCAAACTGTCCATGGAATCTTCCCTAAAGGCTCGAAGGCTGGATTAAGCCACGAAGATTTAGGACAAGACACTCTTGTTGACGGTGCTGGCGGAAAATATGAAGGCTATCGCTCTCATTATAAATGGGATTGTGGTCTTACCGTGCGTGATTGGCGTTACATTGTTCGAGTAGCGAACATTGACACCTCTGCATTAACCTACGACGCAGCTTCGGGTTCGAAGCTCATTGAGGTTATGACTCGCGCTTTGGAAACCTGCCAAGACCTCAAGAAAGGTCGTCCAGTATTCTATTGCAATCGCAAAATCAAAACCTACTTACGCACTCAGATTGCTAACAAGGTCAGCAATAACCTCACCTTGGACAATGTGATGGGCAAGTATGTTATGAGTTTTGACGGCATTCCTGTCAAAATGTGCGAAGGAATCTTAAACACGGAAGCAGTTGTTTCCTAATTTGGAGAAAATATGATAATCGATAAACAAACATTATTCAGTGAAGCGCAAGCCATTACCGCTGACGCAGCTTCAACCAATGTGTATGACACAGGATCAGCAGCTGACGCAGGAGCAGGATCACCCATCAGGTTGTTCTGCAATGTAGGAACTGCATTCAACACTCTTACTTCATTAGCAATTCAACTCCAATGTGACAGTGCTGATACTTTTGGATCACCTAAAACATTGTGGAGTGTGAGCTTCTTGCTTGCGGAATTAACTGCTAACACCAAGTTGAATCTGCCTCCTATTCCAGCAGGTTGCGAGCGTTTTGTGCGCCTCAACTATGATGTAACAGGAAGCAATCCTACCACTGGCACGATCACAGCAGGTTTAATCCTAGATGATCAATCTTGGGTAGCAACTGACAATCAAGATTAATCTTTAACGGTATGGGCAGGAGCGTAACAACTCCTGCCTTTTATCTATGAAATACATAGCGTTAAGAGATAGTTACATTGGCAAAAAGTATTACGTGCGAGGCGAAGTTTATGACTTCAACGAAGCCCCATCACGTCACTTTAATCCATTGTCTGAGAGTAAGCCAGAGGTTGCTAAGCCAGAACCTTCTTCTTATTCAGAGTTTAACAAACAAGCAGACGAACTTGAAAAAGAGTTTGCAACTCTAAGGAAACCAAGCAGTGGCAAACGAGGTAGAAATCTGTAATGTCGCATTGTCTCGTGTTGGAGCAGGAACAATCCAAGCTTTAACCGACAAAACAAGAGAAGGACAACTGTGTCGCATCCATTATCCGATTGCTCGTGATAGTGTGTTGCGTGATCATGATTGGAACTTCGCTCGTAAAGTTGGCATACTTGCCGAACTCAATGAGACTTACGATGGATGGGATTATGTCTATCAATACCCATTGGATTGCTTAATTGCTCGTGAGATATACAACGAAGCCAAGGTGAGTCAGCATGACAACATTCCATTTGAAGTAGGACTGACCGCCAACAATAACCGTTGTGTCCTTACTAACGAAGCACAAGCACGGCTCTATTACACGGCTTACGTTACTAACGCTACTTACTACGATGCTGCCATGGTTGAAGCTCTCACATGGAAACTTGCCGCTGAACTAGCGGTTCCTGCTATTGGTCGAAACGATCTTCAAGACATATTCATGCGAGCTTATATCCAATACATTTCAAGAGCAAAGATGTTATCGAGCAATGAAGGTTATGAAGCTCCTAATCTAGTTTCGGACTTCTCAAGAGCGAGGGCATAACATGGCAGTCATTCGCTTAACTAAAGCAACTTTTACAGGTGGCGAGTGGAGCGAATCGCTCTATGATCGTTACGATCTCGATTCCTACAACACAGCTTGTAAGAAGCTGGTCAATTTCTTTCCTCACCCTCACGGTGGGGCATCCAATCGCCAAGGCACGAAGTATATTTGCGAGACAGAATTTAGCGACAAGAAATCAAAGCTTATTCCATTTCAATATAACATCACGCAGGGTTACATTCTTGAGTTCACCAATGGGCTTATCCGTGTGGTTCGAGACGGTGGACTCGTTACAGAAATCCTCAACATCACCAATGCAACTAATCAAGGCGGTCTAATCAAGATAACGATTGTCGGGCATGGTTGGGCAACTGGCAACAGAGTAACGATTGCAGGGGTAACAGGAACCACAGAAGCAAACGGAACTTGGGATATTACCAAGATCGATGCAGACACTTTTACATTGAACGGTTCCACATTCACGAATGCCTATGTGTCCGGTGGCACGGCATCGTGGATTGTAAACATTGCAACACCTTACACAGAAGCACAGGTTCCAAAGATTAAATTTGAGCAAAGTGCTGACGTGCTTTATTTGTTCCATCCTTCACATGAACCAAGGAAGCTAACACGAACAAGCCATTACGATTGGACACTTACAACGCTGTCTTTTGGCGCAAGTATAGCAGCCCCAACAGGTTTGACAGGTGGCTCAGGATCAGACAGCGCAGTGGTCACAACCATTGACGAAGAAGGAAATGAATCGGAACCAAGCGCATCGACTCCGGTGAGTGCTGCCCAAACAATCACATGGACAGCGGTAACAGGTGCGTCACGTTACAAGGTTTATCTCGTAAGTAATGGAACCAATCAGTATGTGGGTGATACAACTAATGCCTCCTACAAATTTCCATCGCCAATCGCCAAGGACCCAGACATTGAAGCCCCAGAAGCTAAAGACCCTTTCAATGGAACGAATAACTACCCTGCTTTGGCGGCATTCTTCGATCAAAGACTTATTTACGCTCGAACCAATAACAAACCGCAAACTTTGTTTGGCTCCGTGGTGGGTGATTATGAGAATATGAACTTCGCATCTCCGTTGAAGGATGATGACGCATTCACCTTTACGATTAACAGCAATCAAGTGAATGAAATTAGGTGGCTTGTATCGCTGAATGATTTAATCATCGGAACTTCTGGCGGTGAATATAAGATGAGTCCGGGCGGAAATAGCGACACGATCACTCCTACTTCTGTAAAGTTGTCATTGCAATCACGATGGGGTTGTTCTGATATTCCTGCTTTGGTTATTGGCAACACGGTTCTTTTTGTGGATGGTAGCAAGCAGCGTGTTCGTGATCTACTTTATTCGCTTGAAATAGATGGCTATGACGGTGGTGATAGAACAATCTTAGCTCAACACATCTTTGAGGGTAACGACATTCTGCAATGGACTTATCAACCCTATCCAGAGGCAACGGTGTGGGTTATCGCTAACGATGGAAATCTTTATGGAATGACATACCTGAGAGAACATAAAGTTTGGGGCTGGCATCGTCACACAACTGATGGAGTGTTTGAATCTGTGGCGGTCATATCTACGCTCGAAGGTAAGAGTGAGGTTTATTTTGTTATAAAGCGAACCATTGATGGCAACGAAGTTCGATATATCGAGAGGCTGGTTGATCGTGAGTTCGCAACTCTAGCAGATGCTTATTTTGTGGATTGCGGTCTAACCTATTCAGGCACTCCTGCCAATTCGTTCAGTGGATTGGATCATCTCGAAGGCAAGACTGTTAAGATTGTGGGTGATGGGATTGTGTATGATGGAGTCATTTCATCGGGTTCCGTGACAATTCCTCAACAGGTTAGCAAGGCTCATATCGGACTGCCATACACTAGCGAACTTGAAACACTATACTTCGTCACTCAGGGAGGCAACGGAAACACAAGAGCATTCAGGCAACAGCTTAAAAAAGTAATTTTATCACTTAAAAATACTCGTTATTTATCAGTCGGTCAGGATGAGGATCATATTGTTGAGGTTCCGTTCCGATCTATCGAGGACCTAGACGATGCAACACAGCTTTTTACAGGTCAAAAGGAAGTGCTTATTCCGGCAGGAGATGATGCTTTCAGTTCTAGCGTTTATATCAAATGCGATGAACCTTCTCCGGTGACTGTTCAATCCATAATCGCAACGGTTGATGTTGGACAAGTATAGTTACACAGTAAGCACGCCAGAAGATGCTGAGTATATCGGCAAGCACATGAGACTTGCGGATGTAGAGGAAATTTTTGCAGCAACAGGGATGGATCATGAGGATTCAATCATGATTGCTCAGAAGTATGCTGATTACTGCATGACGGCTAAGGTTGACGGTGTTCCGGTGGCAATGTTCGGAGTTAAGAACACGTCGATGTTATTGCCACGTGGTTGTCCTTGGTTGTTGGCAACAGATGAAATGGAGCGTCATCCTATTGAGGTGATGAAGGCTTCACGACAATATATGAGAGAGGTTAAAAAGCATTATGAGTATTTGGAGAATTATGTTGATACGAGGCATGAAACAAGCATTCGCTGGCTTCAACGCTTTGGTTTTGAGGTGGATATTGCTTTGCCTTTCGGCTTTCAAAACTTGCCATTTCACAGGTTTTATTGGCATCCGGAACTTGAACAAGGAGAATAGTTATGTGTGAACCAACACTAGCATTAGCAGGTGCAGGATTAGCACTAAGTGCAGTCTCTACAGGCGTTGGCGTTATGGGAAGCATTCAGCAAGCACAAGCTCAGAATAGAGCGGCTGATTACAATGCAGCAATCCAACAAAACAATGCGTTAGCGGCTCAGTATGAAGCTCAGGACATACAGGCGAGAGGAGCTATCGAAGAGAAGCAACAGCGATTAAAGGTGGCGCAACAAGCAGGGGCGCAACGTGCGGCTTCCGCAGCGTCAGGGGTGTTAGTTGACGCAGGATCAACGGCTAATATTGTTGATGATACAGTTGGATTTGGTGAACTAGATGCTTTGACAATAAGGCAAAATGCAGCACGTCAGGCATGGGGAGCAATGAACCAATCACGCAATTACTCAGCTCAATCTAATCTTGCTAGTATGAACAAGCAGAATGTGGGGCTTGCTGCAACATCTTCTTTGGTTGGTGGTGCCTCTGCTATGCTGCAACAAGGTTCACAACTTTACTCTGCAACACGTCCTGCAACTCCTACAACGGTCAACAATTTCTATCGATCATAGGTTATGCCACGCATTCCAACATACGATGTGGGTCAAGTCAGGAATAACGCACTTCCTGAGTCGAGGCAATCTGCCAATGCTACGGCTGGCTCTTTCGGTGCTGCCGATGCTCAAAACTTACAGGAGTTAGGTAGAGAAGGGTTAAGGATGGGTAGCGCAATGAATCGCATTGCGGTCGATGAGATTGACAGAAACAATAGAATGATGGCTCGTAATGCTGTCAATGAAGCAGAAGCTCAGGCTAGAGCGTTCTACTCTCAGAATGTGGCAACCAAGCAAGGACAAGATGCGTTTGGGGCTACTGATACCACGCAAGGATTTTTCGAGAAGCTTGCAAAAGACATGGATAAGAAGCTGCCTAATGGTGCAGCTCGTGAGATATTTCAATCACACTTCCAAGACTTGCATAGTCGCTACATGGCACGTTCTTTCGATCATAGTTTCGCAGAGAAAAAGAAATTCGAGATGCAGACTATAGAAGGAGATAATGCTAACATGGTGCAGCGTGTGATTGAGGGTTCGATGAAGGATGATGAGATGGCTAAGGGTGTTGAAGCAAACATTCGCTATGCCATGCAAGGTCAACCAAAAGAACTTGTGGACGCAAAGGTTCGTGAAGCACTGACTGGTTCTATCGGTAATGTTGCTGAGACATTAGCTCAGACCAATCCCGATGCGGCAGATGCTTTGCTTAAGGCTCATCAAGAGAAGCTCGATGGAAAGTTTGTGGCTATGCAGTCGGAGCGATTCAAAAAGCTATCGCAAGTCAAGCAGGTTGACGCTTTTGTTAGCACAGCATCGCAATTAGATTATGAAGCAGGAGTTCAAAAAGCTACAGAGGTTTTTAAGGATCAACCAACAATGCTTAACAGGGCTATCAATCTCCTTAAAGATCATCATTATAACATGAACCTTGGTAATCGAATTAAAAAAGAACAGAATGAGCAAGGTGTTCTAAAGTCCTTGATGGAGAATCCTAACCAAGAAATTCAAAGCGATGATCCTGAGTTTATGGCTAAGGCGCAAGCTTTCAAGTCTGCTATGTTAAGGAACAGAGCAGAAGGTAAAGACAATAAAACCGATCCAAACGTCTTACAGGAATATTCAAATATCATCACGGACACTGAATTATTGCTTCAAACAAATGTAATTGATTGGGCTGACAAAGTTTCTCAGTCGGATTTAAGGCGCATGATGGAAGCTCAAAACAGAGCAAGATTGATGCAAATCGGCAAAGGTGAGGAAAAAGCCAAAGCAAAAAAAGACTACGAGGAACTCGTTACACCAAGACAGGTAGTTTCAGCGTATATAGAAAAAGGCAATTTACAACCAGAGCTTGCTCTACAGCTAACGCTAGAAGCAGAAGAGTTCTACAATCAACTGCCTCCTGAAAAGCAAAATGCCAAATTTTTAGATGAAGCAATTAGGGAAAAGGTTTTAGCTAAATTTATCACTGACAAAATGAACAGAGTAAGTGGGGCAAGTAAACAGAATCAATCTTCACAGCAGTCAACACAACAGAAACAACAGCCACCTCCAAAAGCTGGCGATAAAGCCATGGGTGCTGATGGTGACGTTTACGAGCTTGTTCCAATAAAACAATGAGCGACATAAGCGGCAGTTTGTTCGGTGATGATTCAAGCTTGGCAGTAAAGCCAGAGCCTAAGAAGCCTAATCTTCCAGAAGCTCCTGAAGGATTTGAATGGCAGAAAAAAGAAAGAATCGAAGCTCCTCAATCGTTAAAAGACACATCATCTTTCGCTAATCAGATGGTTCAAGAGGCTCAGATGATGCCTGCCGAGCAAGGCGTTGAGTCAATGGTAAGTGTTGACAAGACCGCAGGAGCTACATCATTCTGGATTGAAAAGTTCATGGGTGTTGATAATGACGCAGCACGGCTTGTAAATTCTGTCGCTCGAAACACAGACATCCCAGAGGACATTGTTCAGAGTGATCCAACTTATGCCAAGAAAGTTTTTCAAGCGATGGAAACTTGGGAAAAGCTTTCTCAGAAAAACGAAAAAGGCGAATACCTTTATCCTACAACAGTCGCTTTATTCAACGACCCTGATAACACAAGACAAGGCTTGGATGATGCTAACTCATGGATGGCACTAGAGAATGCGGTTAAAAAGAGACAGCAGGAGAAAGATGTTTGGGGTTCATCTGTTCATAGAGCGTTGACGTCAGGTGTCCTGAACGCAGCATCGATGATTGCAAGCATCCCTTCCGGTGCCGCAGAGTTTTTTGATACGTGGGTTAGTGGTGAAAGCTTTTTTGTTGTTGATGATGAAAATAAACTCCGCAGGGAAAAAGGACTTCCAGAGGTAACAGTTGACCAATATCATAAGTTGCCCAAGGACCAGCGTCTGGCTTCAACTCCAATTTATTTTTCTGACAACATGGATTTCTTTCGAGGCTTGAGTAAGAGCTTAGAAAACGATGCTAGAGCAGTGATGCCAGTTGATGCTTCTCAATCGATAACGGAGCAGGTTAGCAAGGGAGATTATTCAGGTGCTTCAACCAACATCGGGCTTAACATTACGGCTCAGGTTCCACAATTAGCAGTTCTCATTGGATCGAATATACTTGGATTGTCACGTCTCGCTTTGCCAGCGTTTTTTGCATCGTCTTACGATCAAGGTGTTCAAGAGGCTCAAGGTGATAACGCCTCATTCCTTCAATCTCAAGTAAGAGGTCTTGGATATGGAACATTTGAAGCAGGGATGGAGTTAGTCACATTAGGAATCCTTGACGATCTTGCCAAGGTTCCTGCACAGATGGCATACAAATCGGGATGGGAGTTTGCTAAAGACATGGGCAAAATGTTCACAGCTAACACGATTAAAGAGGGAGGCAGTGAACTTGGAACGTCAGTTGGTCAGTCTCTAACGA